CCAAGGTTGTCCGCATAGGCCGCGATATGGTCCCGGCCGAGGTGGGCGTACCGCAGCACCATCTGGTAGCTGGCCCAGCCGCCGAGCTGCTGGAGCACCGGCAAAGGGGTCCCGGCCTGCACATGCCAGCTGGCCCACGTGTGCCGCAGATCGTGGAACCGCAGCCCATCCAGCCCGGCGCGCCGGCACGCCTTCTGCCAGGCGTGGTTGTAGATCCGGCCCACCGGCGCCCCCTGATACGTGAACACGTAATCCCGATGCTCGCCGCGCTGCTCGGCCAGCACCTCCAGCGCATCCCCGTTCAACGGTACCGAAATGACCCGCTTGGCCTTCGCCTGATCGGCGTGGATCCAGGCGAGCGCCCGCGCGGTATCGACCTGCGCCCACTCCAGCAAACGGACGTTTGACTCCCGCAGCCCGGTGGCCAACGCGAAGCGCGCCATCTGACGCAGATGGCCCGGCAGCTCATCGAGCAGGCGATGCGCCTGCGGCCGGGTCAGCCAGGTCAGGCGGCTGCCGCCTTCCGGCAGCTTGCGGATCGGCGGGACGACATCCACCCAACCTTCCTGCCGGCAATGGTTGAGGATGACCGACAAAGCGGCCATGTGCCGGTTCACGGTCGCGCCGACCACGCCTTCCTCCAGCTTGCCCTCGATCAGGGCATTGACCCGGTCGCGGTCAATGTCGCGCACCGACACGCCCGCGAGCTTGCCGGTCAGCCAGCGCAGGCGCTGCTTCACGGTCTCCAGCGACCGGAGGTGCTGGTTCTGCTTGAGCCAGTGCACCACGGCCGTCTCCCAGCTCACCGCCGGGCGCTCGCCGAGCTTCTTTTGCCGCCAGTAATCACTCGCAACCTTGGCGGCAAATTCCTCCGCCTGCCGGCGGTCTTTGGTGCCAGTAGAGCGTCTAACTCGCGTACCGTCGATACCGAGGTCGACCCACCAGGGACCGTTTTTTGTTCTTTTGAAGAGGTGCATGCGGCCCGTTCCCCGTACCTTTTACGAATCCAATCTATCACATCGACATCGACCAGCACCCAGGCCCTGCCGACCTTGGCGGCCGGCAAGCCATGGCGCCGGATGCATTCCGAGACCGTATCGGGCGTGGTGAACAGCCACGCCGCGGCCTGCTCCAGGCTAAGCGTCTTCACTGATGGCCCTTAGCTTGTTTGTGGTTTAGCTTTTCCGCGTCATTACGGTACCGCCTGTCTGGCGGAGCGTTTTCGGAGTCCCCATGCGTTGCGCCGCCTGCCTTGCCCTTTCCGGGAAGCCTGCCATCTGTGCTCCTCACGCGGCACTGCGACGCGACTATCGCGCCGAACTGGCGCTCGCTGATCTGGCCGGGGATACCGTCGCCGATCTGCCCTGGATGTTCCGCTGCAACAACTGCGGCGAAGGGCTCTGCAAAGACGACGCAACAGACAGCTGGGAGCTGATCCGCTAACCAATGGCGAGTCATGCGGCACCTCCGGGCGCGTCCGGCGCGATTCCGGCCCCCAGTAACCGGCGGCGAATGGTCATGGCGCGGGCCTGTGAGCACCCGACGAACTGGCGAATCGCCGCGACGGTCGGTTTGAGGTCGCCGCGCCGCACTGCCGCCGCGACCTGGTCGTCTTCCGCGTGACTGGTGTCGCTACTGGCTTCGTTACCGCTCTCTGGCGCCGCAGTCACGGCATGCGCCTGTGGGGCGGGACACGGTAACGCCCGCTCGGTACCGGCGGTACGCCGTGACGCGACCCGCAGCCACAGCGCACAGCCCACCAGTTCCAGGCAGATCGCCGCGACCAGTTGCGTGGCCAGCAGCACGGTATCGGCATGCGCCCCGATGGCTGCGGCGAGCAGACGCGCCGCCGGATCGAGTCGCGCCCGGTCGACGTCCGATGCGTGGCGCTGTGCGGTGGCACGGGCGCGCTCGTCCTGTTGGATGGCCCGGCGCGCCTCTTGTTCTTCCGCGTCGAGCGCCTCGGCCCGCTGCTGCAGCGCGGTGAGCCGTGCCGCCGCGAGTGGGCAATTGCGGCAGTTGGGAGCCAAGGCCTGCAACCGCGCGATATCGCCGCGCACCGTGGCGCGTTCCGCAGTGACCACCGCGAGGGGCCGCGCCGTCGCCCGCACCTCCGTCAACCACGTCGCTGTGGCTTCGGATTGGCGCTGTGCGCGCGCATCGCCAGCGTGACCATTGGCCGCCGCGAAGAACGCGAGATGGCCCCACACCACGGATACCAGGCACGCGCACCAGAGCGCCCAGCTTGCGACAGGTAACCGCTTGCCAGTCGATAGCACCGCAGGCAGCTGGTGGACCGCCAGCGTCAGTAGCACGGCGACCGCAGCAATCAGCGCCCGCTCGGCGAGCGTGCCGCCCCGATTCCAGGCGCCGGCCGCCGATAGCCACGCGGCAACCAGAGAACACGCCGCCGCCAATGCCGTCGTCCAGCCCAGCGCGATCCGTTGTACGTGTCCCTCCATCATGCGGTCTCCGTGGTCGGTGTTTGCGAGGCCGGGATGCAACCCAGTTCGCGCGGCCCCGCGAGGCGGGCAGTGAATCGCGCGCCTCGGGGCGGGCGGCTGATCAGATTGCGTCGCACGCAGGTAATCGCTGTCTCCGCAGTACGTGCGCGGGCATACCAGGTCGCGCCGTAAGTCGGCGTCTTTGCCGGCCCGGCCGCGATGTCTACGGCCCATGTCTTCCATTCCTTGTCGCGCCAGAAGGCTGCAGCGAGCGCTGCATCGCCGAGGGGGATATGCGGTGCCGTCGCGCGGCCGTTGTACTGGCGCCAGGTCATGCCATCCCCTTACTGGGGTCGGCCCACTGCAGCGCATAGATCAGCATCGACAACCGTGCGCGCCATGGCTTTTCGAGATGCGCGGCCTGGTGCGCCCCGACTTCTATGGGCGCACCCGACATCGTATCTAGCGGCTGGCCGGCCATCAGCTGCGCTGGCGCTAGGTCGTCCAACACGGGCGAGCTGGACACCCACCAGGCGTACTCCAGCGCAGGGTGATCAACGCGCGGCCCCTCGACAAGTATGGCCTCGGCAATCGTGAGCAGGTTCTGACGTGTGGTTGCCGGGAAGTCGGCAAGGGTAGTTCCCATGGTGGCTGCCTCGGGGTAGAGGCCGTTACAGATGATCTGCGCCACGCGTTCGGCGTAGGTCGAAACGGGAAGGGAGTGGTTGGTCATGCTCTTTCCTCGATGTAGGCGATATCGCCGGTCTGGACCGGGCCGCTGGCGGTGGCGGTGTCATGCACCTGCAGCGTGGCGACCAGCAGCTGGCGGCGCGTGCAGGCTTTCTGCATCTCGTCGGTCAGGTTCAGGCCTTGGCCAATGGCACGGAACTCGTCGCCGTTGACGCCCATGCGGCCACGCGCGCGGAACCGCTTGCCCACCCCCGCGACGGCCATCACAGCGGCGTCCATCGCGTCGCGCAGCTCCCCGTTATCTGCGAAGTACAGGGTGGCAATGGCCTGACCGACGTTGATGCGAAACGCGAGTGTGTGCCAGGCGGATTCCTTGGCCGTGCCGTCGAGGATCTTGCTCAGCTCGCTATGGGGCAAGAGCTGAAGATCCGTTTCAGCCTTGCAACTGAAGCGAAAGCAAGAAGGTAGGCATTTCTCGCGCGGACGATGCACGCGACGACTCTTCCGGTGTTTGCTTGCGGGCATGATGTGCTCCTTGTGTCAGTCTTCGAAGTCGCCGGCAGCTCGACGCTTCAGGTCAGTGTGAGGGCCATGCGGGTGTGCCTCCTCGCGCGCCGCCATGGCGCGGGCAGCTGCCGCCACTGCGGCGCGCAACATGTCCGACATGTCGTCAAACGGAGTGGAGATTCGCAAAGCACGATGGGTGTGCCGCAACTGCGCATCGGTGACGACGGGCTTACTTGACATGCTCACGCTCCTGTGTTGCCCGAGCGGTCCTCGAACACCCAGCACTTGACGGTGTCAGGGCGCTTTGGGGCATGGGTATGCTCGGTGTTGAATCGCGCATTGATGGCGCTGTTGACCACCCGAAGATCGAGGAACTTGCGTGCCCGCGAGGTCTTGAGCACGCGCTTCAGTTCGGTCAGCGGGGGAAGGTTCAGGCGGCGGTCATTGGCCACCTGTTCAAAATGGCGCAGGCTGATGGCGATGACGCCACCGCCGCGAGCGTGGTTGAGCACCGCGTGATCGTCCTCGGCGGACTCGATGTGGTCGTACAGCTCCCAAAACTCCTGCACGAGCGGGTGATCGGCGCCGATGGCCTGCTGACGCTCCACTGCCATGCGCACGAGCTGCGCCTGGGCGGCGTCGCGATACGCGAGAGGCAGCGGCATCACGGCCGGCAGGCAGTCAACCAGCGCCATGATTTGCGCGTGGTTTTTTACCAAGCGCTGGTGCTTCACCTCTGGATGGGCGGCCAACTTCTCCTGGTAGAGCGGCATGCGCTCCGCGAACAACCTCAGGACGTCCTTCTCTTTGAGGATCGCTGACAGCAGGAAGCCCGACACGTCTTCGACGGCCGTCTGTTCCAGCGCCCGTGCAGCGGCGAAGGTGTCAGGACTCTGGCCAGAGCGGTCGAAGTACAGGTGGACGATCCGCTGCAGCACCGCCTCGCTCGCATTGACTTCGGCGTTCTGGCTGATGACCACGCTGCCACGAAAGGGCGGCTCGTACGTTTCGTTGCCGGCATTCTTGACGCCGCGTGCCCGCGTGCTGCGGCCGTTGTAGGCCGTCTTCAGCTCGTTCCAGTCGAAACCCTTCACCTTGGCGCCGTCTTCGCCACGGTCACCTTCGATCAGCACCACCGGCAGGTTCGACACCTGCGCGAAGTTCCGCGCACGCGCCGCGAGCGACGACTTGGACGGATCGAAGCCTTCATAGTCGCGACGGCCGCACAGCTTCCACAGGAACTCGATCAGCGTGGATTTGCCCGCGCCCGGTTCACCCACCACTTCGAGGAACGGGAAGCTCTTCTGCTTGATGCCTTCGCCTTCGCGGATCTGTTCGGCGAACAGGCTGCCCAGCCAGAACGCGAGCGCCACGATGGCCTTGGCGCCGAACGCGCGCCACAGCAGCTCTACCCAGTCGTAGGTCAGGCGCTTCAGGTCCGTGTTGATGGACAGGCCGGCCGATCCACCGATGGTCTTGATGGACAGGCGGCCGACATCGAAGAAGTCTTCATCATTGAGCGAGTAGAGCTTGCCGTCTTTGACCGCGACATCCGCATAGACATAGCACCCGTGTTCTTTCGAGTAGCCCACGTAATCGATGGTCTGCACGCTCTTGATGCGGTGCATCTGTTCCTTCAGATACGCATCGAGCTGACCGTTGGAGCCCGTGTAGAAGGCACCCGGCGCGACGGCGAGCAGGCGCTTCTTGAATTCGCCGGCCGAGGCGATCTGCGAGCTGGTGAAGGTGTTCTTGGCCGGCTCCGAATCGTGAGGGAAGGCCACGCGGAAGTAGTACCAGGCTTCGTCGGTCGCGGCGTTGGCCTGGTAGTACAGGACGCTGGGCAGGCATGTGGCGATATTGGTGATGGTGCCTGCCTTGAGCATTGCTTCATCGCGGATGTCGCCTTCGTCCATGTCGGGGTGCGCATGCCGCACCGCGTCCATTTCTTTCGTTAGCGCATCCAGATCCACCTTGAACCAGTACAGCTTGCTGTCGAAGTCAAAAGCAAACTGGCTCATGCTGGTGCGTCCATAGATCAGGCGTGCCTTCTCGGCCGGCGTCGGCGCCGCGATCAGGTCGCCCAGGTAGCGGTATTCGCCCAGATCGTGGTCAGTCAGCTTGCCGAGCTGGTGCAGGTCGTTCCAGTCGCGCTTCTTGGCGCCCACCTGTTTCGGTACGGCAATGGAGGCTTCCCAACCTTCCTCGCGGCTACGCTTGAGCCATTGCTTGCCATAACGGATGCCGGCCTTGTCGCCATCGAGCGCCCACACCAGCTTTGGCCGGTCCTTGCCGTTGGCGGCGCATTGCTCAGCCAGTCCGCGCAGCGCGAGGCCGGGATAGTTGTTGCAGGACATGGCCGATGCAGCGGCGATGCCGTGATGCAGGAGGGCGATGTTGTCGAAGATGCCTTCAACAATCCAAAGCTCCTGGACGTCGGTGAACGTGCTGCCGGGCGGCTGCCACCACATCCCACCATAGCTACCGTGAAAGGTAGCCTTGCGGTCACCGAAGCGGTGCGCCTGGTCGATGATGCGTTCCCAATAGACGCCTGGTGCGAGCTGGAAGCGCACGGTGGCGCTGCCGATCTTCAGCTCGTGGCTGTAGTAGCTCTCCTGCGTGTACCAGTCGCGCACCTTGGCGAGGTCGAAGCCTCGGGCGTCGCGCATATACGCGTTCACCGAGGCCTTCGGGTCTTCCGGTGTCGGCTGGAAGCGGTCGGACCAGCTCTCGAAAAGATCGGGGTACAGATCCTTGATGTGCAGCTCGGCACCGCAGTGGTTCAGGCGGTTGCAGCGCACGACCCACGGCGCTTCGCCATAGGCCCACAGCGTCTTCTTGCCGCAGGAGGGGCATACGCCGTTCTCCAGCTTCTCGCCGCCACGCTTCGATTTGAAGCTGTAGTCACGGAGCAGACGTGTGGCCGCCTCGCGCAGGATGGCATCCGTGTTGTCGCTACGGGTTGGGTTCATGAATCTTCGGGCAAAAGGAATCCCGCACGCCCCGGAAACGAGGCGCGTCGGTATGAATCAGCAGGGGTAGGGGCGGGAGACCTAGATCAGGTCTTCAGCAGGTCCAACTGCCTGTCGTCCACAGCTACGCCACGGGGGCGGCTGACAGGCAGATACGCTTTGGGGTCCGGCTTCATGCTGGGCGCGATGGTCGTGATGACAGACGTGATGGCCTTGCAGGTATAGGCGCAGTCAACGTTGGGGCATTGCCAGTAGCTTTCTTTCGAGAGCAGCGACACCACGCGGCTGGTGCGGATCTTCATGCGCGATTCGCAATGTGGGCAGGTCAGTTTCACAGCGATTTCCCCGGAGGTACAACCAATTTAAAAGCACGGCGTTTGCCCGTCATGCGCTCAGCTGCGCGCCGGATTCGGGCTTTGGCCAGCCATTCGGCGGCCTGTTCGATCGTTGCCAGGCCTTGCTGCTGGCGCACTTCTTCCAGCACTGCCTCTATTTGCTCGGTCAGTTGGATTTCGATGTCCGGCATCTTCTCGGCAGCTCAAAAGTGACTTCGTTCAGGCGCTACGCGTCTCTACATTCGAACCCAGCGCCAGAAGCTCTTCGGCTTCACGGAAGATCATCTGGCGCAGCAGGGTGGCAGGCTGCTCGCCCTGGTAGTTGGCCAGAGCGGTGATGAGGTCGAACTCGTAGTCGTTGAAGCGCAGCACCATGCGGTTGTCGCGCACTCGTTTCGGATCGGGATACATGCGGTCCTCGACTGAAATGTGAATGGTGACGACGCTCAGGACGAGCGGCTTTCGTAGACGGCAAGGCCCTCAAGCAATACCAGACGGGCCAGGCTCGACACGGAACGGTTCTCCTTGACGGCGAGCTGTTCCAGCTTCTTCCGCTCTGCTGGGAGCAGGCGAACGCATACCGGCTTGTCGCTGAGCACGCCGCGAGGGGAACGGGTCCGGGGCGTTTTGGCTTGTGTCATGGCGGATATACTTGTGTGAGTTAGCGTTGCACAAACGAATTATCTGCACAAACGTGCAATCGGTCAAGGAATTTGCATGGATGTGGTTATTTTGGGAGTGGCAGGCCGCCTCGAAGAAGAGCGAGTGCGGCTGGGCCTGAAGAAAGGGGAAATGGCGCAGGCCGGAAACGTGTCCGCATCTGCCTACGGCAACTACCTGCGGGGCGAACGCATTCCGGACCTTGCAGCGCTTGCAGCGTGGGCGAGTGCCGGCGTTGACCCGCTCTATGTCGCCATCGGCAAGCGCATGCCGGCGCTGCTTTCCCCAGACGAGGAAATGATCCTCGGTGGCTATCGGCAGCTCGACGCACGCGGACGGGCCGGCGTGGTGGCACTGATCGGTGGCATGCAGCCAGCGGCCGAGACGAAGCACCGCACGGAGATGGTCTTCAAAGGTGGGGTCGGCAGCGTCAACCAGGGCGACTATCACCAGAATGAAGCCCTCACGATCAAGATTGGTGGCAAGGCGAAGCGCAAGGCCAAGCCGGACTGAGCCGCGAAGCGGCTGCGCAATACCCCTCACGTGGCACTTACACCCGGCGCTTCGCTGCCGTTGAATACCGCTTCTATCGCAATAACCAGAAGGTGACGGTGGCGTAGAGGCACGCACAACCGATTCCGCGCGACCGTCTCACAACGAGCATGGACACGCGTTTTAAGTTCGACGGGGAAGTCGGTCAGGTCATCGGTGGGAGCGCCACCTTCACAGCGCCACAAACGTTTCACCAGGTCAACAACGTGACACTGAACACTCAAGTAGCGGAGCAACAGTTGTCGATGCGCGAGCGCGCCTGTTTTGCCCGGAGGGTGGAAGACGTGGCGGCAGCGGAAGGCATCAAGCCCGATGCCGTGTATCGCATCCTGCTGGAGGATTACGGCGGCACAGGCAGCGGCGGCATCAGGCGATGGCTGGCTGGGCCACGTCGATGGTTAGTGCCGGTTTGCGCGGCATTGGCAACCGCTGCCATGGCGATGGCCACCAGCGCGATATCGAAAGACGAGCCGCCCCTGCACTGCCGATGGGAAGACAAGGACTTCTCGGTGGGCGCGGTCTCGAACATGGGGACGCGTGACGTTTATGAATGCGTGCATGACCCCAGCGCGCATGTATACCCATACTGGGTGCCCGCTCGCAATCTCGGCGGGCAGGGTATTACCCAGCAAGGGTAGCGAGCTTCAGTCAGGCAGCCACGGGCAGCGTTGCCGCCAGCCGATCATTGGCGGCTTCGTGATAACTCGGCTCCAGCTCACAGCCAATCCACCGATGGCCGGCTTCTTTCGCTGCGACAAGGAACGTCCCGGAACCGGCGAACGGGTCGCACACCACACTGCCGGGCGGCACCAGGCGGGCCACCTCGCGCGCCAGCCCCATCGGCTTCTCCGTCATATGACGCTTCGGGCGCGGCAACCGTTCAGAGAATACGCCGGGCAGATGCACCTTGTGATCGGTCGGCACGGCGCCCTTCGTTGCCCACACCATGAATTCGGCCTGCTGAGAAAACCCGCCCATGCGAGGCCGCGCGCCGCCGGACATCTTGTCCCACACGGCAATGCTGCGCCAGATGAAACCGGCGCCCTGAATGGCATCGGTCAGGCTCGGGAGCTGGCGCCAGTCGACAAAGCAGACAAGCTGGCCGCTATCCTTCGTGGCCCGGAACGCTTCGCCCAGCCAGCTCATGCACCAGAACGTCCATGAACGCTGATCCTTGTTGTCGTGGTGGAATTCGGGATAGACGGTCTTCACGTCGCCACCGATGTATTTGCTGCCGGGCGACTGCGCGCGAGTGCTTGCATGCAGACCGCCCGACGAGTAGGGCGGATCCGTGAAGAAGAGATCGACGGACTTGTCAGGCAGGCCGCGCAGCATGTCCAGTGCGTTGCTGCGATACAGGTGGTCGAGTTGAGCCGGCGCGTTGGCAGTCGGGTTCATGGATGGCATCTCCAGTACACGAAGCTCGCGGGCTTTCTGGTGCGGGGCGCTCGGCCCTCAGTTGNTTCATCGTGCCGCATCGTGGGCACTTGATGGCCAGGCGAACATACTCGCCCATGCCNAGCTTACGGTTGCAGCTNCCGCANCGGATTTCCTGCATTTCTTTGCTCTTCCAGCGATGTGCTAGGATGCCGGCGCCTCGCGAGGTGGCGCGGCCCTGGCCGAACTGGCAGGCTGCATCTGCTGGAACGGGGCGGGGCCGGTGCTCCAACACCGACCACGTCGCCGCGTCTTTTTCCCGGCGCCGGCTCTCATGCCGGCGCACCTCTTGCGAGGCCCCCCATTCATGCGTGCTGCAGTTCTTGCGGCATGCACTACTCGGGCAAAGGATTATCGACAGCCCGTGTCTATGGCGTCACACGCGGCTGTTGTGTGAACGAGCTTCACAACAGCTATTCGGCCGACAGGCGCTGCTGTACCTCCGCAATCAAGCCCGCGTTGTTGTTGATCATCAGTGTCAGCATGCTAGCGATAGACCTGTTCTGCGCTCCCACGCCTAGTTCCTCGGCTAACGTAGGCAGTGCGAACTCGAACATGCGGCAGCCAGCGGTGCTGGGATGCGCAAACGTCGCCATCTCGTTTTGCATGGCACTTTCGGCGAAGCCTGACAGCTTGTCCTTGCCCCAGCCATTCGGCACTTCCTTCGGCATACCAAATCCTCCCGTCTGTTCTCATCCACGCATTCTGCCCACACGAGGTAGCCGCCGCAACGGGGCCACTACATCGACTACTGGACGGAAGAGTCGGTAAGCTCGGACGGCTTGATCTCCAGCTCCAGCGTCGTGGTGTAACCGTGGTCCGACAGGTTGTGCGTGACGCGCGTGATGATCCAGCGCGTACTGTCGATCTGCGGCTTCCAGCCACGCACGACGGCGGGCAGCTCGGGGAACAGCTCCGCCCGGCCGCGCGCCAGCGTCATGCGGAACGATGCCACGCCGCGCTGGATGCGCTGCCATTCGGCACGGGCCGCGCGCTCGGCGTTGGTCTTCGACGCATAGGTGTGGCGCAACACCTTCACGTTGTCCGGGTTGGGGTTGGCCATCACATCGGCCACAGTCTTCTTCTGCCCCTTCTTGCGCTTCTTCGTCGGCGCCGGATTGGTGACAACCTTCACGGCGTTGGACGCATCGATCACCACCTCGCCCTTCACCGCGCGCCGGGCGTCCTGGTAGTACGCCTTCACGCCGTTGTAGTTCTCCCGGTCGGCAATCAGGAAGCTGTGGGTATCGCCACTGGCCCGCGTGATCTCCACCGTGGGCAGCTTGATCCCCGTGGCACTCTGCGCACCGCCTGTCTTGATGAACAGCAGCCGCCCGGCCTTTACCGTGGCGATAGCATCGTGGTCCTTGGCCAGGCGCGTCAGGAAGTTGGCGTCCGATTCGCCCGTCTGGTCGATGTGGTCGATTACCAGCCCAAGCAGCGAGGGCGACACAACATGCGTCAGCGCATTCTTCGCCGCGATGCCGCCGACGATGGCGCCGATGGTCTGGCCACGGAACGAGCGCTCCTTGCGCGTGGACATGCCGCCGGCCAAGTCAACGCTGCGCGCACGGATGGTCAGCCGGTCTGGTGGCCCGGAGTGCTCCAGCTCGTCCACCTTGTACTGGCCCTTGTCGACCACGCCCGTGTCCTGCCAGCCAATCCCGAGGGATAGCGTGGTGCCCTTGTCAGGCAGCGCAAGCATGCCGTCTGCATCGTCCAGCTCGATGTCGAGCTGGTCGGCCTCGAAGCCCCGGTTGTCGGTGAGCGTCAGCGAAATGAGTCGGCCCGCGAAGCGGTTGGTGATGTCCTTCGGGCCTTGCCGCAGCCGATACACGGGCACCGCGGCCTTGCTGACGATGGACTCCAATACGGTCGATAGGTCCATGGCGTTTAGAGCAGGCTGGAGGCAACGCTGGAGGCCAAATTCATGACCGCTTCGCCGACGATCTCTTCGAGCTTGCTGTCCACGCGCGTCAGCTTCAGCGAGAACTCGATCCGGCGGGCCTTGCCGTCCCTGAAGAAAAGGGTACGGGTCACCGACAGCGAGTCGATCTCGAACATGCCGTAGTAGTGTCCGGTGCCCTCGATCAGCACATAGGACAGCCCGAGGTTGCCCATCACGCGTAGTACCTCGATGGTGTTGTCGCCGCCGCTGATTTCCGGCAGCAGCACGCCGGATAGCGTGACGGTCTCGTCGTCGGGTCCGGTGAACTGCCGCGATGGGCGTTTGCCCACCCGGTTGTTCGACGGGTGGCGCCAGCCAATCTGCTGCTGGAACTCCTGATAGGGCGCCGTCTCCAGTGCGAAGACGAACAGCCCGAGGGCCATCATCATAGGTCAATCCTTATCGGTAAGCCGCGACCGGCCACGGGCGCTCTTCTGTGCCTCCAGCCGCTCGATGCGCTCGGCGACCAGGCGGGCGATCAGCTGCTCGTCCGCACCGGCCGGCGGGTGAATGTTGATGACGATAGGGGCGGCGGGCGCAGCCATCGGAGCGCCACCCGTGCGGGAGGCGGCTGAGATGGGCGGACGGCTGTCGATGCTGACGCCGGCCGCAGCCGAGCCGGTGCCGATGGCAATGCCCGCACCGATGCCCGCCATGGAGCTGGCCACCTTCGACACCACGTCGAGCGGGCCGCGCTGGTTCTGCGCAAGGCCCTGTTCCAGCCCGCTCATGGTGTACCCGCCCAGCTCGGCGAATACCCGGCTTGGCGAGTGGATGCCGAGCTTCTCCTTGAACCACCCCACGACGCTGTCGCCCACGGACACGATGGCCTCGCGCACGGCGCCCACCCGGCTCGTGATGCCGTTCACCAGCCCCTGCAGCAGGTTGGCGCCAAACTCGCTGAATTTCTCCGGCAGGTCGAAGCCGAACCAGCGCAGCACCGGTGCGACGATGTTGTAGAGGGCGCCCATCAGCGACCAGTTGGCAATCAGCGACAGGATGCCGCCCAGCCCACCCTGAAACGCTGTCGTCACCTGTGCCCACAGGCCGGTGAAGAAGGTGCGGATG